TTTATCTCTTCGCTTCCCCACCCATCATCAGTATTAGATGAAGTACTTGCTTTATTAAAAGACCATACGTCTATATTATTATTAGCCGCATCGCCAAGAGCACACAACCTATCTCCTGTAGACCTCTTAGCTTTTATTCTAACTGAAGTTGATGCTCCGTCTGGAGAAGTTGTAAAGGCCATAGGTTTGGGAGATGTTCCTTCTCCTAAGCCTAAACCTGTAACTGCTTGAGAAATAACAACTGCACTTACATTAACTCCTTCAGTTCCAGTAACTGAATTAACTACAGTTCCTGCAGGAATACCATTACCTGTAATTGTTTGACCTACTCTGACATCAGGACTATCTACAATATTTATTGTAGTATCTCCATTGCTATGATTTACATCTGTGTTAACTGTAAAGGCTGTTTCGTCTACAATAGGTTTCCCAATAACCATCATATAATGAGAGCCACCTTGTTGGATAAAACCAGAAACAATAAAGACCCCATCGTTAAATTTACTACCACTAACAGTTATTATATCTCCTACTAAAAAACCTTGATTAGAAGTCCAGTAATCTGCTGTACCAGAAACGGTTATCTTAATAAACGATTTTGATGGAAGTACTGCTAAAGCCATATCTTACTCCGTAGACCCTGCACCGGGAATATCAGCAGAGCTTGAAGTTCCTACTCCATCTACTTCTGTATTCTGAGGGTTGCCAAAACTTATATTTCCATCAGCACTTCCTACGGTTAATACATTACTATCAATATCATCAAAAATACTATGGTCTGACTCAAAGTAAAAGAAGTTATATCCTCCCCCAAGGTTAAGCCTTCCTGTAATTGTACCGGGAGCACTTGTTCCTATTTCTAGCCTTGCAGTACGTTTAGATATATACTTTGAAAGAATGCTACCGCTTACATCAGATGGATTAGCTTTCTGTTGCACTAGACTACCTGCAGATTTTATTTTTCCCTGTGCATCAACTGCCATATTAGTTATAGAACTTGACTCCGGTTCAGATAAATCTCTTGCATCTTTAACTGTATTTATTCCAGCGTTAAATTTATTTATAGTATATAGTTGCTTAGGCATTAATCAAGTATCTCCACATGTACCAAGTCATCGAATCCATTATCTTTAACATCTCCGTCAGAGTCCCAGTCTCCACCCCAACGAACCTTAACATTAAGTTGCTTGGCTATTCCTCTAATCATTCCACCCATATAGTGAAACCCATCTCTATTCTTCCAGTCTATAGGATAAGGAGCTAGGTCTACAGCTTTACCTTCCATATGCTTAGAGTACTTAACTTTAGTAGCTCCTTTCTTTAACAACTCTTTCTGCCTTTCTTCTGTACGTAAACCTTCTATTATAGTAACATCCATAATCTTAATAAGCTCATTAAGAATATTAACCAGTTTAGTATCTACACCTTCTAATCTTTTTTTACTTGTCTTACCAAACCTAGGCATTATGCTCTCCTTACTTTCTTTGCAACTGATTTACTATATTTAGCTTTTTGCTTTCCTTTTGCAGTAGCTCTTTTCTTAGCTCTGTTAGTACTTGCTTTTTGAGAAGGACTGAGGCTTTTTCTAACTGACTCAGGTAAGTAACGACCACGTTTCTTCTTAGGTTTTTTCTTATCACCTTTACTAACATAGTCCCACTTCTGCTTACCCCACTTAGTCAAACTATTACTAGATGACTTAGCTCCTTTATATCCACCACCTGCTTTCTTATATCTTGCAGTAGCTAGTTGAGCTTTACGTGCAGACCATTGTCCTTTTCTTCCACCTTTAGTACCAGACTTAACAGAAGAAACAATCCGTTTCCATAATGCTGGTTTTGTTTTTGTAGCTGACGCCATTATTTCTTTTTAGGCTTAGAGTGTTTCATTTGTACTTTGAACCCAGCAGTAAGGCTAGCACCCTTGTGAGGTTTAAATGCACCACTATGTTTCATTAACTTAAGACCCTTACCTGACTTCATCCAATGATAACCTGCAGGAGCTTTAACTTTTTTATTCATATTACCACTTCACCTTATCCGCCCAATAAGCAGCAGACATTTTACCTTTAGCTATATTCTTACCATGTCTTGCTTTAAACGATTTTCTTTTCATTTTCATTCTTCTTGATTCACCAGCTTTTGGTTTACCTGCTGTACTAGCACCCTTCTGACCAAACCTAATTGTTTTAATCTTAGACCCTTCCTTAGCCACAACAATATGACTTTTCTTAGGATGTCCCGGAGTACGCTTAGGCTTGTTAAATCCAGATACTCCAGCTCTTTTTAATCTAGGGTCTTTCTTGGCAGGCATACTATTTACCCTTCATTAATCCAATAACTAAGTCTTGGATAACTTCTACTAATTCTTTAAACATCTTACCTTCTTTTTCTTCCTTAACAAAAGGTATATTGATTTTATCGTTTAACATCTCAGCCATCTTATCAGAAAAATCATCTGATGCTATGTGACCTATTGCCTGCTCTTGTACTATTTCAGCTTGCTCTTCAGCCAACTTAACTAACATTGTTTTAATATCCATTATGATTCCTTTGTTTTTTTAATTTTATAATATAAATATATTATATTCATTATTCCAATTATAATACCTAATACGTATGGTAGTAAATCCATAAAGAGTAAAGCACCACTACCTACACTACCTACAGAAACTTTTAAACTATCCATTAATGTCTCCCATTGCCGTTCATTCGTGACATAATACCATCCATTCGTGATAGTTGTTTTTCTAAATCTGATACTGCCTCCATCATCTGCTCATATCTTCTATCTCTTACAGCGTCTGACTCATTCCATCTGCTAATTAATTTGATTATCATTCCTTCCATATTGTTAATACTTTCAGATTGACCCTTGTTCTCTACCTCTAATTCTTTCAAAGACTCTTGTTGAGACTCTGACTTCTTTGACAATGACATAACTAAATAAACAAGTAATGCTCCACATATACCTATCATTCCTGCTTCGCCATATATTGCCATCATGTCCATTACTTCCTCCGCTTTTTACCCCAACCCAAAGGATTGATATTTATTTCTTTTTCGTAAAACTTCACTTTTTCTGCCAACTCTTCTCGTTCAATCCTTTCTTCCACGATATGTTTATCAAGTAAATTCCCAATTCGTTTATCTGCATCAGCAAGACTATTTTCAAGTGTTCCCAATCTAGTCTCAATCCTATAGTAACCATACACGAGAGTGCCAACCAGAACAAGAATTTGTCCAAACCACTTGAGGTTAATACTGACAACAGCATTGTCATCCACAACACTACCTCTATAACTCCTAGCTGTTTTGACATCATCACTCATTTCCTCTTAACTATTTCCCAACTGTTATGTGTAAAGCACCACATATCTCTATCAAATCTTACGTTATCTGAATAAAAATGTGATGTAGAATCTTGGTCTACTACTTCAACAAATGTATACATTGGATTTTCCATATCTGCATCAATCCCCATAACCGTCCAACCGTTTGAACAACTACTTAACATAAGTGTAGTAAATATTAATATTATAACTCGTATCATAAACAACTTCAAAGTCTCCTGTTTTTAGTTTTTTAATTTTAAAATCTTTTTTATTTTTTCTTTTATCCATGACCATGCTCCAGTTTTCTTGTTTGCATTTCTGAATCTATTCTTTAACCTTTCGGTTCTCCTTATCCTCTGTAAGCTATGCATACTGCTGTTGAGTCTGTGTGATTTATTATACCATTAAAGTTTCCATATAGTATTTCACCGGGTATTAAATTAACAAACGAACTTATATTGTCTCCAATATTAGATGTTACTTTTATTTTTAAAAACTCAGTAGTACCACTAGAGTCCTTTCCTAAAGCTTGTATTGCAATCCAAGAACCAGTATCTGGGTTCACAACATTAGTATCGTGTTCAGCTATTACATCAAAGCCATTTTGACCTATTAATAGATTAGCCGCTTCTTTCTCTGTATACTTATATAAAGACATTTTAGCTTCCTACTTCTGTTATTACATGGTTTACTAGTTTATGCTTACCGATAATTACCCTACCATTACTAGTGGTATGTTTATCTTCACACTTACTAACATATAATTCTTCTATTGTTTCCCAACTATTACTTCTTCTTTCTACTTCACCATCTATAGTTAAGAAGTATTTATATGATGAAGGGTATGTCAGGGTCTCAGTTGTACCATCTGGGTAACTCTTTGTACGAGTAGCACCGGGAGTAGTATTCCTGTATACCTTAATATCATGACCCTGAGCACACCTTCGAATCAACATTAAGCTACTTCTACCTCTTCAGGTTTAGCTAATGATTCTCTAAGCATATTGATGAACGCTTCCTTACCTACAGATAACTGGTCAGC